GTGAGGGGCGCCAGTCGATGTGTAGCCGAGACCCCCGCGTAGCGGGTTCTCTCTTCTTCGTAGAAGAAGAGGTCGGGACGGGATGGGACTGGGATGGGGCAATGCGAACTTCTTCGGAACTTCGCTCGTTGTTCGCGGGAAGTTCGGCAGAACCGGGATGCTCTTTCGTGACACCCTTCTTCGCGGCGCGGACCTTCTTCATTCGGTCCCGCGCAGCCTGCCGTTCCGCTTCAACCTCAGCCTTTGAGGGCTGGTAATCGGTCCAGTCTTTGAACTGCCAGCCACCGTTGCTCGCTTCCCATAGCCCGGCGGCGTACAGCTCGCCAGCAAGGTCGGGGCCTCCCCCGAGGCGGCGCACTGTCTTCTCGGGGACGAACCCATCAGTGAGGTACTTCGCGCACCATGAACCGGCGAGAGTCCAGAGTCCGACCGCTTCTACGGACAGGTCCATGACCTTGGGGTGGCCGTGGAACCCGTCGTCAACCTTGAACCAGGGCATCCAGCACCACCTTCATGGCTCGCATCGCGGTGAGCGCGTCCGTTTCGTAGCATTCGGTCCAGCCGCTGCCGCCCGACAGGTAGGGCAGTGACTCCTCTTTGGTCTTGAACGCCCGGCGCGCCAAGATGTCAAGAAGTTCGTGGGTGTCGTTCTCCAGCTCGCGCGAGAACCGCTCGGAGGATCGGACGATGACGTTGACGCCTGCTCCCCGGCTAACGAACGAACGCCACCTCAGCGGTCGGTATGTAACGCCCACCTTCACGATCTGGCGGAAGTTGGCCTCCCACGAAACGAGGTAGGTGTACTGCTCCGGCCAAGGCGCGACCCGAGACGTCTCTGGGTATCGGTCGTTCGGGAAGGTCATGTACAGGCGTGAATCGCGGGGCACTACTGGTCCTCCTGTATGACTGGGTGGTGGTTGAGCGCCCAACGGATAACCTCAAGGTCGACCGAGCAGACTTCGTGTATCTCTTCGACCAGCCACCCGTAACGGATCCAGAGCGCCCGGATTGCGGCGTCACGTGCACGCCCATTGCTGGAAGCCATGGTGATCAGGTTCATTACCCAGGCGTCGTCAGCCATCGGGGTTCACCTCCTAGAACGGAACCCAATCCCGATACGGGATTCGGGTGTGGGCGTCGACGAGGATGTACAGCTCGCCGTCTGGGTACTCGACGGGCGTGACCTTGCAGCGCGCCAACGTCTTCTCGTGAGTGGAGTCGGGGAGGACGATCAGGCCGCGCCGGATCAGGTCTTCCCTCTCCTCGCCCGTGGAGTCCTCTTTGCGGCCGTTACAGGGCACGCACGCACCCACCAGCACCACTGGATCGTTGAGGAGGCGTGACCCTCCGGACTGCCGGTTCGCGCGATGATCGGTGACCGTCGCGGTGCCGCCGCAAGTTCGGAGGTTGAGGACGCAAAGGCCGCCATCGCGCTCTTCGATGACGGCCCTCTTGTCAGCCTGGGACGGGTTCGGTGACCCTCTACGTTTGTTCATACGGGCACCAGCGACACGAGGTCGTCGTACGTGGTCGGCATCAGGTTCGCCTTGCAGTAGGTGCAGACACAGTGCCGGGGAACGGGTTGGGAGCGTGCCCTGTGGACACAGGTTGACCCGACGAGTCCGGTCTTCCCGCAGCATCGCATCCGGGCGATGAACGTGGCCGGTTCGGTGCAGTACTGACATACGGCGGTGTCGTCTAGCCAGGCTTCGTTGAGGGTGTCCGACTTATCGAGAACGTCAGGCATCACGGTTCCCCTGTCGTGTCAGCCGGCGGCTCGGCCATCGCAAGCAGGGTCGACTGCGCGTTAGTCCCGAACAGCCCTGATAGCGCCGCTCCGCGGAGAACCTTCACCCGCACCTCGGCGTCGCGCGCAGCGAGCCAGCGGTCGAAGTTTTCCAGTCGCCGGTCAACGCCCGCGTCGGTGTACGCGCCCGCGGCAAATCCGTTGCGAATCTGCTCGGTCGTTGTGTAGTCGGTCATGGCTGGTCTCCTTGTTCGCCGGCGCAGTAGGTGGATGTTGCGTGCTTCTTGCGGGTGCCGCAGAAGTAGCAGACCTTCAGGGGTGTCCACACGTGTTCGCGTTGCAGTGCGGACGCGTGGAGGTCGTCGAGACGGTCCCAGGTCATGACCGGGCCTCGGGGAAGATGTCGTCGAGGTGTTCTGGCATGGTGCCGAGGGAACCGGCGCCGGAGTCCTTCCAAAGTTCCGCGAGGGCCTTCTGTACCCGGTCGATGGTTTCCTGCTGGTATGGGGTGTCCATCACGACTCCAGTTCTGTTTTGCGTTTGTCTTTCGCCGCGATCACGTCCGGGTGTGACTGGACGCCACGAGTCCCGGCGAGATCCCATGCGGCCTTGAGTGCGGGCATGGATTCGGCGTTGGTGATGTCGTCGAGGGCGGCTGTGAGGCCGTCTGTGTCGACGGTGAGAGGCTGCACGGTAAACGGTGCGCGTCGACCGCGCGTGACCGTGAGTGCGACCGTCAGAGGCTTGTCGAGGTCTGACATGTGCGAGATGCGAACCCCACCAACCTCCTGGCCCGCCCACTTCACAGTCGGATCGTTGAAAATCGTGAGCCGGCGCCCCACATAGGTGGACGAGTCCGAACCCCACGCCGCCACCAAAACGCGTCTCATGCTCTTCGCGGGGCGGAACGTGCGACCCGGGAACTCAGCCAGGCTGATGAACACGGGCTGATCCGCGGTGCCCTTCCCGACGCCCGTGATCGTCACCGTCACAGGGCCACCGATCAGGTCTTCCGCATTGACCTGCTCCGAGTTCGGAACGATCGTGCCTGACATATCCATCAGCCAGTCCTCCCCAGTTCGTTTAGGTCGACCCGGCGCCTCGCGGGTCGCGGCTTGCCGCCCCGGTCCAAAGTTGCCTGCCGGAACCGCGTGATGGCGCAAGCGCGACAAGTTCTCCCGCCGCCGGGTCGGTAGTAAGTGTTCTCCTCGTCGAACGCGTGCCCGCTCTTGCAGTGCGTCTTCCGCGCGTTGCGCGCAATAGGGCTACCCCCGCGCAGCGTGTTCTCCGCTAGCGTCGACACCTTCAGGTGATTCGGATTTACACACGCACGGTGCGGGCAGAGCTTGCCTTTAGTGCATTCGTCGGGGTCGTGACAGATGTGATCGAGTACCTCATCAGAGGTGATCGGCCCTACTAGGAAGGCCCACACGACTCGGTGCGCGCGCATGCGGCGCAAGGTTCCGGGCCAATAGGCGTACCCGTATCCGGTCGGCGTGACGTGGCCTCGCCACGGCCAGCACTCATCGTCGGATAGGTCGTGGAGTACGGAAGCCAAGATCGATGGGGACTTGACGCCTTCTAGCGCCTCAGACCTGGATTTCATTGCGTTCCTCGTGTTGGTATACGAGCCAGGTGGGAGCGGCGAGCGTCTGCGGTTCGTATCCGCCCCACTGCCCCGTGTCGGCGCAGGCTTTGAAGATGGATCTCGCCTCCCGTCCGAGTTCGCTGCCGATGTCGCGGAAGGTGATGTCCATGTCGTAGATGCCGACTAGATATGGCGCCGCTTTCTCGACTGCCACGAAATTGAAGTTGATGAGCCCGCGGCCAGTCGCGGCGTAGAGCGTGTCCTCGTACCACATGGCCTGGAGGTGATACCCCCAATGGGCGATGCTCTTCTCGAATGCCCTGGGCGAAGCGTCATCCGTGGTCTTCAGGTCGATGCCGTAGCCGTCCTCGGTGAGCGCGTCGAACCGGGCACGCACAGGCACCCCGTCAACCTCACCAAACACGGACACCTCACGATGCCCCGGCAACTCGAATAGGGCGCGTGCGGTGGGGTGTGCGAGGACTGCCTGAGCCATCCCCCGGATGGGTCGCAGGTCGGCGGCTTTCATGGGAATCTTCCCCTCGAACCGCACACTGTCAGCCCACTCCTTTGCGGCTTTCGTGGATGCGGCACCGTTCGTCGCGAGTACGTCTACGGGGTACTCGACGGCATATGCGCCAACCCCGAGGACTTCTGCGTGGACGGCCTTGCCGACGTCGAACGCGGTGCTGGTGTATTCGCGTCCTTGCCGGTACTTGAACTTCGCCGGCGACCCACCGAACTCGGGGAGAAGAAGCCTGGCGCCCGTGCTGCTGAGCTCGCTTCGGCCGTGATAGTCGGCGTCTGAAAGGTCGTGAAGAATCATTGGTTCTCCTGGTGTCCTCTGGCCCATTCGACGCCAGCAAGGAACGCGTCCTTCTCAGCTACCCGGATGAGGTTGGTGTCGGGTCCGAAGTTGATGGGGAGTCCGACGTAGGTGTCTGCTGCGGCCGAAGCGGCAGGATCCGTGGTGGTCATGGCGTCTTCACCAGCACTTTCGCGTATCGGTCGTGGAGGATCACGGCGCCAGCGGTCGCGACGTTCATCGACTGTGGACGAGGTGTCGGAATCTGGACGATTGCGTGGCACCGGTCAATCACGCCGCGCGGTAGTCCGTGATCCTCCGCACCGAGCAGGTAGATAGCCCTCTCTGGGTGCGCGAACGACACCAGCGATTCCGATCGATCGTCCAGTTCGACTCCGATCAGAGGCGCCCCGTAGGGCAGCCCGCCGCGGGCGAAGTCGTCGAACGTGTCGTAATGGAACATCGGGATATGAAGACTCGTGTTCGGGGTGTCTGACGCCTGTCGCTTGTACCGGCGCCCGATGGTGAACACGTAGGCGGCGTCGTAAAGGTATGCCGACCGCATGAGGGTGCCGATGTTCTGCTCTGTCTTCGGGTGGTAGACGCCGATCGCAAAGAATCCGCGGGTCATGGGTTCCTCCGTGGGCTGAATATGACTGTGGTGACGGCGTGAACAATGAGGGCGATGAGTAGCCCGTTCCTTACCGCGAGTGCGATGGCGTGGGCTTTGTGGAGTCGCACTAGTCCCCCGTAACCATCGAGAGCTGGTCGACGACCCCAACGACGAGGGGGGTGAACGATGCTCATGACCTGGTACGTGAGTCGAGTTCGGCGACAATCCGAGACATCTCCGAACGGAGCTCGCCGGCGAGGATCCCGTGATGTTCCATGATGAGCCGCTGAACGTCTTTGAACAGTCGCCGGTAGGCGCGGCGGAGACGCCATGACGGTAGGGCGACGTATGGGTTGGGATTGTGTGTCATGAGTCCTCCTTGGTTCTGTCGCGCTCGGCGGTGGAGTTGAACCACCGCTACGACCATCCGAGCTACCGACGCCTTCAATGCCGGGGCTCACGCCCGTTCCGCACCCCATCAGCGTCAAGCGACCTTCAATGCCGGGACCGAAGTCCGTTCCGCACTCCATCAATCGCGATGTATCAGGCACCCCGTGGGGTGCTCTACGCTGACAAGACCTTCGACAGTCCATGCCAGCTACATTTCCCTTCGACCCAGCACTTCTGCTTGTAACCCGGTTCGTTCCCTGAGGGGCCTGACGCAGCCTTGCGTTTACGGTCCCCCCGTGCACCTCGGATCACCGGTCCCCCGCATAGTCCGCCATTTGATTGGTTGCTCATGTAACGAGCGCATCTGGCGGAACCGTGCTGCGGGTTCTCCCATCACCGAAGCCTCCATCTGGAGGTGTCCCCCCACCCGCACCCGAGGTCAGCTCCTCCCCCATTGCTGGGGGTTTGGACTCGAGTGGCCAGCAAACACTGGCAGGTGGACGGCATATCTTCGCCGGTACGGTCTGTTGTCTTTTTTGTGTGCTTTGTCGCCGTCGTGAACGGTCGTCACCTGCGTGAAGGCAAAGCAGTGGCCACGCTCCGACGCGTACGCCGAAACTGAGCGGGTGGTGCGGGTTATTCGCGGTCGGGAGGCAGTGTCTCCAACACCGGGTCAACAGGGTCGCCGAACGTGTACGCTTCCCCAGTGCCAGGGTGAGCAACCCACAAATGCCGTGAACCCCAATGGACGGTGTACGACACGTGGTCGATCTGGACGACGATGCCGTGCACGTCATGGCCTAGGTAGGTTGCGGGGAGTTCCCCGATCTCGTCCCGGAATGTGACCTGGTCACCCACACGCAGCGTTGCGGCGTTCATGACACCGGCTCCCACGGTCCCGCCTTGCGACGGCGTTGAATCGACTCGGGCGGATACCATGCCGCGGTGTCTTCGCGTGTGCGGAAGATCTGACCGGAAGCGTTGACCGATCGGTACTCCCATTCGGTGGCGTCGGTGATCGGCCCCTGTCGGCGGAAACTCGCGGCGTCGAACAGGTCGAATAGCGCGACGAGCGTGGAGTCCGGGTGCCAGTCGTTGCCGTCAGCACCGGTGACGATGTTGTAAGCCCGAGTTACCAGCGCTTCGCGGTCCTCATCGTCGGCGTTCATGACACACCTCCTGATGCGTCCCAACCAGCGTTGAACACGGCCTGAACCAGATCCCGTTCAAGCTCCGTCAACGGTTCAAGGGTCAACGTGTACTGTGCGAACGCGAACTCCCGGTCACTCATGACGCACCCCCGCGTGGTCAGTGTTGAGCGGGCGGGACTGCCGGCGAACCTGCTCCTGGTGTTCCTCGATCATCAGATCGACGGCGATCAGACCGACACCCACGAACGCGAGAACCGTCCACCCATCCGCAGTCCACGTGAACATGGTGAGGAAGATCCCCACGGTGAACAGGAGGCCACCGACGATGGCGTTGAGAGCGCGAAACATCACGACACCCGTTCCGGCAGATCATCGAAGTAGCGGTCCAGCTCGTCCCGATCGAACAGGACGGTAGATCCTCGCTTCTTCGCGGCGATGCGGTTGTTGCGCATCTCGTCACGCAGCACCCACTCGGAGATACCGAGGTACTGGGCGGCTTCCGCGACGGTGAATCCGCGCTTCTCAACGGACATCGAAGATCACCTCCGCACCAAGGACGTGCGTAGCCCGAGCGATCTCGACAGCGGTCAGAGAATCGCGGTCTATCGTGAGGTGGCTCCGGGCGATACCGTTATCGTCAGCGAACCTGTCAACCGCGGCATCTACAATGAGCCCGGCTATGTACGATGGGGTGTCCATGTGGACACGGTAGCACCGGTGTCCACATGGACACAAGGGGCTGCTGAAACATTTTCTGGGGAAGATGTATCAGGGGGGTGAGTTCATGCTCGATGGGAGCGTGAATACAGTGATTTCCGTTGGTTCAGGTACGGTAGGCGCGGTGGGGATTTCAGACGAGGCTTACGAGCAAGCCATCGCGGCCGAGTTCGCGGCGCGTGTTGACGCGTACGGCGGCGTGACGGCGTACTGCACCGACTTCGGATACGACCGGCGTAACTTTTCGCGTTACCTGCGCGGGAGGAAGCTGAACGGCCGGCTAGTGCCGAACCTGCCGCCGACCCCCGCCTTGTTGCGCCACATCGCGAACATGGGGGTCGACCCGGCGGAGTTCTTCCGGTCAGTTGCCGAGCGTGCTGCTGCTGCCGGCGACTAGCACTGGCCGGTTGTCGTGGTACCACCGTGCGAGCTCGACTGGTGTCGGGCACGCGCCGCCCTTGTTGAAGACGGGGCATAGGGTTGCGGATTTGCATACCGCGCAGACGTGCTCGATCAATTGGTTCCCCCCCGGGAATTGAAAGCTGGACCGTTCTAAAGGGGCGAGGTGGCTCACAGGGCCAGTGTGAGTATGAGGGGACTCTAACCCTTGCCGGGGACAACCGAACCCCCACTGGACATCAAATGCCCTGTGCGCGGTAAAGATTGGGTAAAGGCGTTCCCGTTTGTCCCCCGAAGTACCACTACCGGCAGATCAGCATCTGTGATACGGCCTACACTCCACCGGGAAACCTCCGACCTCGCCGGGGCTGGAGCCTCGACGGCGCGTGTTGGGGTGCACCAAAACCGACTCGGGTACACGGAGGGGTTCACCTGATGTGTCCGTCTGGACCCCGTCCCTTACTCTCTACTGTGCCCCCGACAGGAATCGAACCTGCGACCTTTGGTACCGGAAACCAACGCTACAGGGTAGACTGGCGCTAGAAACCGCGGGAATTCCGGGGAAACTTGGGTGTCCAACTGGACACAACAGAGGGGCCAGAGGTTCACCAGTGAGGTACACTAGATGGTGATCGGGGAAAGGCTGGGGACTAGATGCCGTACACACCTTTAGATGCAACACCGGAGGACTACATTCGCGCCCGAGTTGACGTGAAGCCATCGGGCGCCAGGGGGTCATGCTGGACGTGGACGAACGCCACCCTGGCGAACGGGTACGCGCTCTGGAAGCGCCGCGACTCCTACTTCAACACGCACGTCCATCGCGTCGCCTACCGAATCTTCAGGGGTGAGATCCCCGATGGATTGACGATCGACCACCTGTGCCGTAACCGCGCCTGCGTGAACCCCGATCATCTCGAGGCGGTCACCCGCGAGGAGAACATCCGTCGAGCGATGGCCGTCAAATGGGCGGACCGCAAGCCCATCACCTTCTACTCAGAACCCCGCGGACTCTGGTTTTCCCGTATCACACTCGACGGTGGGAAGCGCCGCCAATTCACGGGCAAGACCCATGACGTCGCCGAAGCCAAGATGCAAGAGTTCCTCGCTGCGCGCCATGGTTAGGGCAAAGGGTGAGGGGGGCCTCTTCTACTCAGAGGCTCGTGGACTGTGGATCGGGCGGATACAACTCCCCCCGGGTCCGGACGGCAAGCCGCGACGTAAGCAGGTCACTGCGAAGACGCAGGCTGCGCTACAGAAGAAACTGTCCGAGCTGCGGAAACAGTTGGAGAAGCAGGGCGACCTGCACACCGCATCATTCAAGGTTGACGACTACCTCGACTACTGGATGCGTGAGATCGTCACCCCGAGCCGGCGCCCGAAGACTGCGGCGTCGTACCGGTCGAACCTGAAGTGGGTGCGGACGGCCATCGGGAAGATGCGTCTCCCTGACGTGAAGCCGGAACACATCCGCCGCGTCATCACCGTCATGCGTGACAACGGCCTGTCATCCACGTATCAGCGGAACGTGCACTCCGTGATGGCCGCAGCGTTCATGGACGCCGAACGTGAAGGTCGGATCGGGCGGAACCCTGTAGACCTTGTGCCCGCGCCGAAGAAGGCGGTAACCGACCTGCACGCACTCACCGCACGGGAAGCGATCGACCTGCTCGAGGTGTTCTCCCAAACGTCGGAGGGTGCACTGTGGGCGACGTTCATCCTTACCGGTGCGCGGCGTGGTGAAGTGCTCGGGTTGCAGTGGGACCGGGTCGGCGACGTTCTGGACCTGTCGTGGCAGTTGCAGCGCATCACCGATGGGCAACAACTACCTGAAGGCTTCGAGTATCAGCACCTCACGGACGGTCTCTACCTCACACGCCCGAAGACGCGCGCGGGGTGGCGCATCGTACCCCTCGTAGACCCCCTGGCGTCCATTCTGACGCGCTACCGCGACCAGTCAGTCACCAGCCCCTACGGCCTCGTTTTCGCGCGTCCTAACGGGCACCCGTTCGACCCCGACTTCATCACCAAACAGTGGATCAAGATCCGGGAACTAGCGGGCATCAACCGGAACGTGCGTGTCCATGATCTCCGGCACACCACGGTCGACCTGCTGTACGCGGCCGGGGTCGACGAGGTCACCATCACAGCCATCATCGGCCACTCGTCACGGGTCATGTCGCGGGCGTACAAGTCCCGGTCAGACATCGAAGCGCTGCGCCGCGGGATGCTGCAACTGTCCGCGTCCCTGAACCCAGAACCCACTGGTAGAGGGTGAGGGTTGTCCTGAGAGGGATTTTCATAGCCTGACGTGCGGTTTTCCGGAGTAAGCCTGCCTGGGTGAGATAGCCCAACATCTACTGGTTATCCCATAGATTCGCCCGATAGACGATTTGAAAGTAGCTACTAAGTAGCCACCTGCCGGGAACGACGAAAGGCGCCCTCGAGCTCTCCCGAAGGAAAGCCCGAGGGCGTCAAGCTAAGGCGTTATTACACGCGGTTCGCGCGGCGCGCTTTCACGATGCGTCCGGCCTTGATCGCGAGCCGGACGGCGACGACGAACGCGGTGGACATCAGCACGGCCTGGACTGCGGTTGTAGCGGTGACGAGCGGCTCAAGGAGGTTCAGGGCGATGTTGCCTCCACCGAACGCCAGCAGCGACGAGCTGCCGAACGGGCCGGGCGGGCGCCCCTTGGTGAGGCCCCACTTCTCGACCACGACGTACGCGATCAGCAGCACCGAGACGGCGACGAGGAACCCGAGCACGAAGTAGCCCCAGTGGTTCGTCTGACGCAGGGCGGCGATGTTGAGCCAGCCCTTCACCGTCTCGACAAGACCGAGCTGCGCGACGAGGACCACGGCCGCGGCCAGTGCGATACCGATCAGCGTGCCGACCTCGATCGTGAGGCGCTTTGGGACCGGGCCGCGGAGCTTGGCCTTCACGACCTGGCCGAGTACCATGCCCGCAGCGACGAGCGACAGGCCGTGAAGCATGGACGGTCCAGCGCCCTCGCCGATGCCGAACACGCGCGGCAGGATGTAGGCGTCGTCCCCGGCGAATAGCGGTTCGATGAGCGCTTCGATCGGCCACCATGCGAGGCAGACAGCGAGCACGCCGAGCGTGCCGATCTTGTTTCGGAGCGGGACGAGTACGATGCAGGCGAGGCAAGCGAAGGCGTAGAAGGACAGCACGGTCCCGTTCGGCACCTCGTGGAGCAGCAGCAGGCCGGGGATCAGTTCGCCCCACGGGAGCGAGCCTCCGACGGCTGCGGCGACCGCAACGAGGCCGAACGCGAGGTAGCACTGCCATGCACGCTTGAGCAGCGCCTTCCGTACGCGCGCACCGTTCCCGGCCTGCCAGCGCTGCACGTGCACGAGTTCGACCGCGACGCCGAAGATGACGAAGAACGTGGGCGTGCCCGAGCGGATGATGAGGGTGATCGCTTCCCACACGCCACCGGGCGCCGTGGTGGCCCAGCCCTCGAATACGTTCATCGCGTGCGAGAACAGCACCAAACAGATGACCGCCCCACGCGCCCGGTCCACGTACTCAGCGCGACGGCCGGTTCGTGTTCGGGTGCGTGGGGCGGTTGTCTGCGCGTCTGCCATGAGCCGAAGAATATCGGTTCAGCGTCGCATCAGTGTCACGCGTCGAGCGTCCGCGATAGCAGCAGCTCGTCGGCGTAGTAGTCGTAGTAGGCGTCTGTGGCGTACTGGGCGTATTCGAGCACGAGCACATGATCGGTGGCTTCCCCGAGGAACGGGACCTGGGGACGGCCGAGTTTCTTGCCTCCGCTCACGGTGCGGAGTGTGTCAGCCAGGCTCCACACGCCGGCGCTACGGGTCCACTTCTCAAGCGTCCACGTACCGGAACTCTCGCGGGTGAGGAACACCTCGTCACTGGTCGCCCCGAACACCGCGCCGCCGATGTATCCCTTCTGGTAGTAGCCCACCGGGACACCCGACGCGACGAGCGTCTGCGACGACCAGCTGCCCGACGTAGAGACCGGGAACACGCGGTAAGTGCCCCCAAGCTCGGGCGTCGTCTTATTGATCTCGCAGATGATCACGGAGCCGTCCGGCCCGACGCCGCACACGCGGCCCGAGTTCGGGTCGGTGTACTGCTTGACCAATGTCATGTTGGCGGCGGGCAGGGGGGTTGTCATCGTCCAGAGGTTGTCGATCGCCGTCCCGGCCGCGTTCGTGATCGCACCTGTCGTGAGATTCACCTTGAAGTACCGGACGTCGATGTTGACGCCGTCGACCGGGTGGACCGTGGTGACGTAGTGCAGTTCGTCCCCCACGCGCCGGAAGGTGCAGTACTGCTTTCCGTGGAAGCGAACAGCCGTTCCCCAGGTGGCGCCCCAGTCGGTCGAGCGTCGCAGATACCAGCCGTCCGGCTGCCGCGTGATGACGACGATGTTCTGCGTCCCCGGCTGGCGGTGCGCGTGCTGATATGAGCAGGGCGACGCGAACGCAATGTCCGTTGTGGTGAATGAAGAGAAGTCGTGGACAGCAGGGCCCTTGTGCATCTTCACAACCGAGTCGCCCTCATGGTTCGTGGTGAAGATGAGCGGAGGCTGGTCCGCTGTGATGAGCATGACCGGCGTGTTGTGGTCATCGGGAACCCCGACACGCACCGGATGCTTGACCACCAGGCCCGTGCGGAGGTCAAAGTAGGCGACGTACATCATGGCCGTTCCGACAAGCGTTCCCGCGCCGCGCGAGCACCCCGAGAAGTAGATCCGCTGACGGATGCTGTCGTAGTACGTGCGCGGTTCGGACCACCACGAATTTGCAATGTCAGTTGCTCGGTGGGAGAGCACTGCCTGCGCCGCGATCCGCGAATCCGCACCATCTGCGATCGTCGTCGCAAGCGCGGCACCTGTCGCGGTGCCAGTGTCAACCACAAGGGCCGCAGTGTCGTCGTCAAGTGCCGCCGCAACCTGGGCCGCATCAGCGGTGGTTGCTGCGGCCAGAGCCGAAGCTGCCGCACTATCAGCAGTCGCTGCCGCAAGGAACAGTCCGTCTTCAACATGGGTGAGTCGGCTTGCGTCGAGCGGCTTGGAGGGGTCGTTGTTGACCCACGTTTGTTTGGTGTAACCCACAACGCCCCCTTCGGGCTAAAACGGATGGAGCGTCAGTTAGTAGAGGTGTTGGCGACAGCGAGCGTGCCGACCGGGACACCGAGATACGCAAGAACGGCGAGCGAAGCAACAAGCCAGTCAGGCTGACCCTGCTCGAGCGACGCATACGCAACCTGGGTTGCGCCGGCCGCGATGATCGCCACCACATAAGTGCCGTAGATCGCGGCACGTGCCTTCGCGTTCTTCACGATCACGCCGAGATGCGACGGGTTGGGAATGTCAGTCATGGTTCCTCCTGGTGAAACAGAAACGCCGCCCGTGAAGGCGACGCGATTCGTTTTGCTATGTGGGCTCACCGGGGCAGATTCACCGGCCAAATAGGGCGGGGACGGTCAGTGGTTTCGACATACCCACCCCACTCATGCAGAACATGCGCGTGGGACCGATACGCGTTACGTTCGTTCTCCAGCAACGTGACACGGTCCTCAAGCTTCTTGATGTCGTTGCGCATGCCCTGTGCGTACTCGAGAGCCAACTGTCCGGCGTCGACCTTCGCGTTACGCCGATTCGTCAGCCACGTTCCGAACACTGTCCCGCCCGCAGCGAACAGGGCCGCTCCGATCAGTCCCAGCGCACCCCAGACGGCGGGGGGAATGTTCGCGAGATCGCCCATCATCAGATGAGCGGGTCGCTGCGGAACTTCTCGCGCACCGCGTCGGCGATCGCGAGCTCGTCAACCCCGGCGCCCCCTACGGCGGCGATCGCTTCGCGCACAGCGTCAACGATCGGAGACGGATCGACCGGCGGCACCTTGATGCCGGCGATAGCCGCTCGGGTCGCCTTCTCCGCGGTCCACGCGTTGCCTGGCTTCACCGCATCCGCGCCTGTCTTCAGCGGGTCCACGACGCAGAACTCACCATTGCGCACATCCCAGATGTGCTCGTCGCACCCGTAGGTAATGAGAAGCGAAGGGAGCTCGCCGAACGAGACATCCTGCCAGTCGTCCTGGACGCGCGAGAGGTTCTTGATCTTCTCGTACGGGTCGAAAGCTAGGAAGTGTCGGAAGACACCGGGGCCGAGGGCGGCCAGGTGCTTTCCAGCGATGTTGAGCATGAGCATGTCGTCGTCCTCCACGGGTTGCAGGTCAGAGAAGGGAGTTACCCCTTCGAAGGCGGGGACGGCGCCCCATGGGTCGAGGTCGATCACGTGCCACGGCTCATCGGGGTAGCCGCGGGACCGCATGATCATTCCTGGGGTGAGGCCGACTGCGCGGCAGTCTTCGAAGAACGCCGCCTGGCCGCCGTGGTTCTCGTACACCCACGCCCAGTTGCCGTAATCTCCCGCCATCGTCTGCCGGTTCTCCCAGAACCCGCCGTGCGAGGACGTCCCCGGGGTAGCTGCACCGAGGCCGTGCACGCGACGAGCGATGACCTGGGCGAAGTAGGGCCGGTACGCCGACCACCCGAGCGTGAGCCGCAGTGTACGGCCGGTGCGGCGGAGAGCGCGCGCGATCAGTGCTCGGTGCTTGGCGTAGGTCGCTGGGGGAAACCCATGCCACCACTCACCGTCGACGTCGTTGTAGCCGTTGTTGAACTTGATCAGCAGGCCCTCAGGGACGTAGCCGTTGCTGTAGGTCGGCACCGGTTACCCCACCGGGTACGAGATCGCAGCAAGAGACACACCCTGCCGCGTCGTTCCAGCATTGGACGCAATAACCACATCACCATCGGACTCGACAATCATCGTCTGAGTGCCACCATCCGAGTGCGCCTGCCACACCATCTGCGTGTAGCCGACACTGTGACGGAAGCCTGTCGGCAGCGTGAAGATCGTGGTCCCCGCCGCCGCAGTCCCCGAACACCGACCCGACAGGAACAAGATGCCACCAAGCTTCCGATACTTCGGCGTCTCCCCCGCATACGTCGACCAGTTCGTACCCAACGTCGGGGTAATCCAACCCGTGTCGTACGCGAACACCGACACCCACCCCGACCCGTTGTAGATGAACTCCTGATCAAGGGTCGTGTCGAACCAGCACAGCCCCTCACGGGCGTACGAGTACGCGGTGCGCTCCGCAGTCGTCCCGATAAGCCGGGTACCCACCTGAGCTGCGTACGCCGCCACCTGCGACGGATTCACAGCCGGGTCAGGCGCATCCGAATCGAGGAAGACTGGTTGCCCCGTGGTCGGGTCCAGGGATGAATAGGCCATGTGCCCTCCAAAGCAGAAGGCCGCCCCAATGGGACGGCCAGAAATCAGATGTACGTGTTATCGAGTGCCTTGGACGCGAAGAGCACCAGACCATGAATCGGGCGACGGGGCGCCGGACCATTTCGTAAGACCGCCCGCCCCAGCATTGACACCGATGCCCCGGCCACCCGCCAACAGGTAGGCGGCGTACGACACCGGCAGGTCCACCCACCCGCCGCGCGGGCTCAAGGGGATAGCGGAGTGAATCGCCGGGGCACCCGACAGCCCGGCAAGATCGTGGAGACCGATGTTGCAGTTACCCGTTTGCGAGATCAACGGAAGGTTGATCATGATCCGCGATATCGAAGCACCCGCACCAACACCGTCACGGAACGCGTTCCCGTACACCCACACACCATGAGTCGTGTTCCCCGCCCACACCTCAGAACCACCGAAGTAGTTCGAGTACGACGTGGACCACTTCCCTGACGCTGACGCCAGAATGTTCACATCGAACGGTGTCGCACCACCACCGGGAGTCGTCGGCTCGGTTGGCGCGTCCGGCGACGTCGACAACTTCCCGACAATCACTTCGTTCAACCAGTCCACCGAGACCACATCGGAGACCACAGGCGTGTACCAGTCCTGATACGGCAGCAGATACGCCACCCCATCAACCGTCACCTCGGCCTTCGGCGACCCCGTCCCCGTGATAACACCAACCGGATTCTTCGTCACCGCCGGCCCAATGACCGCCGCGCGACCATTCCGCCACTCCACCTGAACCGTCATGCCCGTCCTGGGAGGGTAGAAACCAGGACACGGGATCTTGATCTGCGTGTCACCCGTGTTGATGACCGCGAGCCCGTCCTCCATGCGAACGAACGTCGCCGTATGCGACCTGACAGTGGGGATGGCGGCGACCTGAGCCCGAATACGGTTACCGGTCATGACACCCCCTACAGCGGCCGCTCAACCCGAAGGTCGACGTTCATAAGTTCGGTGTTCGACATGCTGAACGCCACCAGACGCCCCACCAGCGGACGCGTCCACCCCTCCAACTCGACAACATCCCCGAGCTCAACAAGCGGGTTGATGTGACACTGCACCGGCACGTCGTACTGCTGCGACCCCGTCGACAACGCCAGCATCGACGCCACCGCCGTATCCGCCTGCGCCTGCGTCTTCACAAAATCAGACGAGTAATAACGGGTGTTCTCCCCGAACAACCCATCCACAGCAAGGTCACCGATCGTCACCTGAGCGACAGACCAGATCTCGTTACGGTTGTCGTCCTCGAAATGCCCGACGACCACGTTGTACACCTCATCGGTGTCAACCTCGTACCCAACATCCGTGACCGTTCCCCGGTCACCGAGACGGATCGTGGCGACCACGTCCCCGAGTTCGTCGGGGATGATCGTGAACGCACCGGCAGAGTTCACCACCGGGATGCCACCAAGAACGTCACCGAGACGCTGCACAGCATCCAACCGGCCGCCCTGCTTCGCCTCCCACACCGTAGAAGCAGGAATCGGTGCATCGTCAACGGACTCCATGACAGGGAACCCGGTGATACGCCGCAACTCGTCAAAACACGAATCCAACGACGCCGGGTGCTCCGGAGACCGAAACCCGCGCCGGCGAACCCGAGATTCCAAAGACGAGAACTCGACAGCCACCCGGGACGCCGTCACAACCTCACGCCCCGCAACATCCGCGACAGTGTCGTACGCCGACGTGATCCGGTCCAGATCAAACAGACCCAACGAAACCGACTCAGAGAACTTCCCCGCACTGATCGTCATAACCAGCTCGAGCGTCGCCCGAAACGGTGACAGGACACCCTTCGTCCCCTCCGGCACCAACGACTCCCCGTTGACCGCGTCATAAACGATCACACCAGAACCGGTGCAAGCGATCTCCGAATCCAGATCGCCACGCAGCGACCACGACTCGAACCGCAGGCCCTCCTTCACCCGATCCGGACCATGCAACACATTCACCGTCACCGACCGGTCAAACGAACCCGTGAGAACATCCAGAAGAGCTTGACTATGGCGCCGCATACGCGTGTACCCCCGGGATCGTGAATGTCGGAGGTACGCGTTAAGATGAGAACGGCCCGAACGAGTGTTGGAAGCACTCGCCGGGCCTAACCAGAACCCCTAGGTAAGTAGGAGATTCAATGGCTGACACTCAGCGTACCTGTGATTTCGATGGCTGCGGGCGTGACGGAGGCCCCACCCATGGACTTTGCGAGAGTCACCGCAGGCAACATCTCCGCGGGGCTCCGCTAACTCCTATCCGGCCCCGGATACCACGCGGCAGCATCCAGACGTGCACCTTTGACGGTTGCGGCGAACCGCACGAAGCCCGTTCGTACTGCAACGCCCACTACACGCAGTTGCGGCGCGGGGAGACCCTGAAGCCGCTACGCCGCGCCCGCATAGGTTGCGAGTTCCAGGGCTGCGACCGCCCTCATTGCTCGATGGGCTATTGCAGCCAGCACGCCAAGATCCACCGCGCCGGGGGCGAACTTCGGCAGCTCCGCCCGCAGAGACGCCGCGCACCGGGCGAGTGGATCCTGAACGCTGGGGGCTACCTCCACCGACGCGTCGGTTCGACGATGGATCCCGCGCTCGCGCCGGGCGAGTCGTACATCATCTACCAGCACCGGTTCGTGCTGGAACAGCATCTCGGGCGATCGCTCTTCCCTTGGGAGAACGTTCACCACATCAACGGCGTGCGCGACGACAACCGTCTTGAGAACCTGGAGCTCTGGAGCACGTCTCAGCCGTCAGGTCAGCGAGTGGTGGATAAGATCGCCTGGGCTCGCGAGATCCTCGACCTCTACGCCGGCTATAGCCCACCCAGCCCCGCCAGCGAATAGTCGCGGGCCATATCACTGTTCGTGGCGTACGCCGCCTTGAGCGCCGCGTTCGTCGCGTACGCGGCCTTCAGGTCCGCGTTCGTCAGAAGCGGAATAAACAGACCAGGGACTGGGGGCGCGGCCTCGTCGCCCACCATGTGCTGCACGGTGGCTTCGCCAGTCGCCCGGATGTCCAGGTCTTCCTCAACGATGTCCATAACCCCGAGGAACAAGGGCTTCGGGATCCGCATCCGCGACTCATGCCCACCGACACGAAGACAAACCACCGGCACAGCCGTTGTGGTGTAGTCACCGAGGAGCGCCTGCACCTTGTCGGCAGTGTCCTCATCCGGCGCGTATACGTCGTATGTGAACCCCTGGAGACCCCCCCGCCCCTGCGACAGAACAACCCCAACCCGACGTCCGATCGGGCGCGAAATGCCACCGCTGACAGGCCGCGACAGCTTCCGTGCGGTCGTGTTCAACGCAGTCACCTTCACCGCACCCTGCGGGTCCAGCGGGTTATGGAGCCACGTGTCGACCGACACCAGCCCGGTCCCCAAGAACACCGAAAACGGGTACAGGTCGATATCCGGCGGCAGGTCCTCTTCAGGCTCAAGCCCGTCGAACACTTCGCCCAACGTCGTTGGATCCGTGAACCCCAACGACAACCCGCCAGCATCGAACATCTCTGCCCGATAGATGACGGGGATGTTGAACGGGCACTCGAAATCGATCCGCGAAAGCGAACCAGCCGTGGGTGCCTCAACAGCACCACGAACCATGTACTCCCGGCCAGCCGCAGACCGGTACACGGTTACAGTCGCCGTCCCCGGGGCGAACTCCTCGAAGAACACCTCAGTCCGGGGACACGGGTCCGCGTCGAAGTACGGCGTGATCGTCGGCGCGTAGGCCATCATTACCCCCTATTGCGCCAGCCGGCCTTGTCCCACTGGCTCTGCTGGGCGTCGTACTGGCTTATGCGTGAGTCCGCCACGGCGGCCGTCTGAGCCTCCATGTAGCCAGGCCCCCACGGGTTCTGGACGTACGTCGGCCCCATCTGCTGGATAGCGGCCCCCATCAGACCCGAGGATGCCGCGCGGATACGCGAGAAGTCTTGCTCGATGCCCGCAGCGAACTGGTTAGCGATCGCGGCGCCACCGGCGGCGATATCCGCCCAACCCGAACCGGACAGCGGCCCCCATTTGGCCGGAGAGTGCGGGAAGAAACCGGCAACGAAGTTCATGACTCCGCTGACCGCCTTGCCGACCTCGCCGATCATTCCCCGGATGCCAGCCACGAACCGTCCGATGATGGACGCGCCGGCGTTGTAGAGCGTGTCCCCGAGGCCAGCGATCGCACCCATAATCCGGCCGGGAAGCTGCTGGAACCATGACACTGCCGTAGCAAGGTGCTGCTGCACCTGATCAGCGAAGATCTTGATGCCCTGCGTGGTGTTGAAAATCACCTGACCGACGCCCTTGCCGGCGTCTGCTGCTGCACGGAACAGGTTCCCCCAGAACCCGGGCAACTCCATCATGTGGTTCTTGAACTCTTCGAACGAGAACCCATTCAGCAGACCAACGAAACCTGCGATCAGACCGCCCGCGTCAGCGGCGCCACGACCCAGATCCCGAAGGAAGTTCAAGAGTTCACCGATCGCCTGCCCCAGGCCGTCGATGCCCTCTTGCGTCTCCGGCTTGTTCAGCCACGCGGCGAACTCCTGGAGAGCGGGAATCCCCTCGTTTAGGAACCACTTCGACAACTGCTGCGCAACAGGCAGGAATGCCGTTCCGATCTGCGTGGAGATGTTCTCCCAAGCAGCCGCGGTACGTGCCTGCTGGCCTGCGAGAGTGTCAGATTCGGCGGCGAACGTGCCCTGCTGATCCGTGGTCTGCGCCAGGATCTCGTTGTACGCGGCAAGGATGCGCTGCTGCTGTGTCAGCGAACCATTTCCGTCGTAGATTCCCAGGGACATGGCGCGCGCCTTGAGGGTCGCGTCATCGAGCAGGACACCATAGGCACGGAGCGGTTCCGACTCGCCCCGCAAGCCCGCCGTCAGCGCTTCCACGGCCTGCTCGGGTGACGTGTTCGCGAACGCGGACAGGTCCGCCCCAAGGGTGATGAGCGTTTCGGAGAAGTCGACCAGGTCCGCATCCGCGAGCCCAGCGGCCTTGCCGAAAATACCCAAAAGGCTCGACGACTGAAGGATGTCATTCATCGACTGGCCGACGCTGTCAGCGCCACCCTCCGCGAAGGCATTGATGGCGTCGGCGCCGAGCTTCCCGAACACCGTCTCCACGGCGCCCTGTGCCTGCTGGTACGTGCCACCGTCTTCGATCGCCGAGGCGAACAAATCGCCCAGACCGGCCGCAGCGAGCACCCCACCGATGATCGGTAGCGCCTTACCGAACGCGCCCACGAACCCGACACCGGCCGCACCACCAGCAGCGCCACCCGCCGACGTGGACGGGCCGGACAGTTGCTTGTTCAGCGACCGCTCGAACCCCTTAGCGGTGGGGACGACCTCAACGTAGGCCTCGTAGAATGCGTCGCTTGCCACGAGACCTCCAGGGTGTTAGGTGCGCCCGAACAGCGCCTTCACCTCTTCCGGGGTGCGGCGCTTCGTGTTCTTCTTCCTGCCGCCGTACCGTTTGTCGGTAGAGAAGGGGCGAGGATGCGGCTTCACTTGCCGCTGCTTGTTCTTGGGCGTGTTCGCACGCACAAACAGGTCGAACTGGTCAGCCGCCAACAGCCACTCACGGGACACCGGGTAGTCCCAGTCGTTCACCACCGCGAACAACCACGACCGCGTGTCCTTGAGAAGCCCCTGGATCAGAAGCCAGAGCTCGGGAACACGGACACTCCACAGTCCGACCCCGCAGAGCGCGCGGAGGTCGTAGGCAACCTCGGAACGATGCTTCGTCAGGATTCGTCCGAGGGCTGCGATTCCCCCAGTTCCATCCCCGACCATCCGCGGAAGATCTTGAAGTAGTTCTTGAGCCCCACGCGACCGATCAAGTCCGCCGTCTTGGGGTAATCGTCGCCGCAGAGCCCTACCATGTAGTCCCTGGACGCCCTTGCCATCTCGGCGTGCGGCTTCACAAGGAACTCGGAAAGCGACTCGACGTCGTCGATACGAACCATGGGCATCGAGTACTCGGTGCCGCCGTGCGTGAACGTGAAGACGTCGTCTTCGGGAGACAGTTCCAACATCGGGAGATTCCTTTCAAAGGAGTGGGAGATGGGTGTTGAAGGGGTCGCCGGCTCTCCCTACCGACGACCCCGGCCTGTGTTACGCCTCTTCGACGAGAGCCGAGAAGAAGTGCTTCACCGAACCGCCGAGAGTGGCGTTGTCGTACGCGGTGATCGTCACCTCGTAGCCGATCGGCGCACCGTTCTGGAACACCTGATCGCCGACCTCGGTGACCTGGCCGTCCGCAACGTACTTGCGGATCAGCTCGTCACCGTCAACCACGTCAATGACGTAGGAGCGGCGAGGACGGTCGACCGTCGCGGACGACACGAACGAACCCGTCGCGTCATCGATGTCAGCCGACTCGAGCCCGTAATATTCGGCGAGCGTGGAAGCGTTCGTCTGAAGCAGAGTGAACGAGAACGTTGTCTCGCCCTCAGTGATGAGCGTGCGGACAACAGCGTTGCCCTGCCACGCGCGCACCTTCTCCGTGCTGACAGTGTTCGACTCGGTCACGCCGTCCTCGGACACGTAGCCGAGGTCGACGAACGCGACGTTGAGTGCTGAGTCAACCCCGGTAGGGGCTGCAGTTGCGAGAGGGGCAGACGACACCACACCGTCAACACCCACGCGCACTTCGCTAGCGGTCTGTGCCATTGCGTTTCTCCTTGCTGGGTAAGTGAGGCGTGGGAGCCTCCGATTGGCCGGCGGGAGAAACCGGAACGTGGTTGGTTACAGGTCGCCGCCTCGTGACGCGATCTGAGCCGAGAAGTAATAGTGCGAAAGGGTGGTCGTGCCTACGGCGTAAAGGTCTGTGCCCTGATCGATGACCTCAAACGGGCCAGACAGGTTCGACACCCCGACAATCGGTGAACCATCCGCGAGCGTCGGGAGGATCCCCATGCACATGCGGGCCAGCTTCTCCGCGTCGACAGACGTTTCCGCCCACACGTTGAACCCGAACGAGCGCCGCTGGATCATGTCGTCCTGCGGTCCACCGTCATCCCGCACCGTCACCATCCGCGAATGCTTCGCGATAGGCAGCTTCGGTTGCACGAGAACGCTCGAACAGTAGGACTCAGCACGGGCAGCGAGAGCCGCCCGAAGGCCGGCCGCGATCTCGCCGGTGACGATCGGGAACAGGACTCTACGAACCACGAGACTCCCCCACCGCTCGAGCCAACGGGCCACGCGCCGCTTCCACACCCCGCAGGTACGGGGCGATACCGACCTGACCAACGGCACGGTCAGCAGCACGCCCACCCCGAGACATGAAAATCTTCGTGCGGAGCGTCGCCCGAACAGCCGGGTTCGGGTCCGAAACGTTCGCCGCGATCCTGGAAGTAATGCCCTCAAGGATCCCGACCATCTCGCCGGAAGTGAGAATGTCACCGATGGACCGCAGCCGCTTAATCCGCGCCATTACGACACCCGCCTCACGACAACAACCGTCCCGCGACGCCCCGAGAGCGGGTGCTCCCAGGCCGCTGCCGGCGAGCTCACCGCGTGCACGTCCCCGCGGACGATGACACGATCGTCGGGCCTAACGTCGACCCATTCATCACGCAGGTACAGGGTGTATCCCCGGATCGACTGCTGACCTGTCGCGAGACTGTCCTCTGCGGCGACGAGTGGACCTACAGCCCACCCGGACGACTCGATCTCGATGTCGTCGAGTCGTTCAGGGTTGCCCTGCTCGTCAAAGTCGGCTGCATCTGGCACGACATCCTCGCCGGGTACCTCGTCCTCACCAGGAATCAGCCCGATATCTGTCACGGGACGCAGAATCACGATGGTCTCTGTCATCACGCCCCCATGGAAACGATCTGCCGCCACGGGTTACGGAACGAACGAGCCAACGCCGTGTCCTCAGGGGACAGCCTGGTCGCGCCCCCCAGCGCCCAAGCCGCATATGACGCCTGCTGCGAGAACGGGCCAGTCGTCTCCCCAACCTGCGTCTTCCCGGCCTGCGCATCAGAGTCGATACGCAGCACCACGGCGCCGATCTCCGCCACAGCGAGACGCACCAGATCCGGCACGTCCCCACCATGTGTGTACTCCACACGAACCCAACTGGGACCAGCGGAGTCGAGTGTCACCGCCTGCTTGTAGCGGGTGTACGTGAGATCGTTTCCGTCGTCATCCGTCAGCACCTCAACGGACACCACCGGGTTCTGCGGGAGGTACACGGTGTCCCCGTCACGCACCCGCAACCGGTTCTCCGACTCGCCCGCGGTGAACTGCTGCCCCGACTCGCGCCGGAACAACTCGGACGCCTTGTCAAGGATCGGCTCCACACGAACGATCTCCTCGGAGGTGAGGGCACGCCCCAGCACCTCGGCCACGTCCGAAGCGGACGCAAGCTGCACTACAGCCATACCCTCACCCCCTCAGGCTCAGGACGCAGGCAGGTACGTCTGAACGGCGGTGGCGCGAAGAACCTTCGTGCCGTAGACGTTCAGGACGCGCACGTAGTCCGCGAACGCGAGCTCCATACGTCCGGCCTCGACCTTGTCGATCTGACCGACGTACGCCACCGAAGGTGCGTGGAAGCCGATCGCCGCAGGACGGTTCGACGTGTGGGTGAGCAGCGGGTGCTCCACGACCGTGAAGCCGAGGAGACGACCGATGACACCGTTACGAACCGGCTCGTCACCGATCGGGTCGAACGACGTGATCTTCGAGGACTCACCGAGGAGGAGGGCCGCGAACTCGGGCGAAACCGCAAGGTAGCGGTCGCTCGTGGGGACCTTCGCCTTGACCAGGGCGGTGCGGATGGAAACCACGGCCGCGTACGCAAGCGCAGCAGTCGTAATCGCCGCGGTACCAGCCGACGTGCCGTTCGCCTTCAGGTCAGCGATAAGGTTCGTCTCAGCGTTCTCCGCAAGCGCCTTGGCGGCGTCACGGGTGACAGGCTCGAACGAACCAGCCGACTGAACACGGTCGACATCGTCAACCTTGAACGAGATCGCGTCTTCCTTGTTGATGACAAGCGACTGCGTGGTGTCTGACAGTGCGTCGATGGTAAGAGTGCGCGTAGTCGCGTAGTTCTGAATCGACGGGGTCGTGATACCGGTCACCTTGACGGTGTTACCGGAACGCAGCTCGCCCTCGTACTGGTGGTTGCACGCAGGGATCAGGATCTGAGACGACTTGAAGGGCTCGAGAAGTGCCGAGCTCCAAACCGTGGGAATGAAGTTGGTGATAGCCATTTGGGGCTAGTCCTTTCAGGATTTTCCGAGAAGCACGTCGAGCCGACCTTCACGGCGGGCCTTGTTCACCTCTTCGGGCGCGAGTTTGTTGAGTTCGTCGATTGACGTGATCTGTGCCTTCGTGCCATCGATCGGGTCGCCCTGTCGCCCCTGACCATCCGGAGACGGTGCGGAGGGCTGGGTTCCCTTGAACGCGAGCAGTGCAACGGCGGCTTCCTCGAGCGCTTCTTCCGTGGAACCGGTGAGAAGCGCCTCCGGGACGCCGTGCTTTGCGGCGATGGATGCACGTACCCGGGCAGCCTCCGCAGCCTGTAGAGCCTGTTCGGCACGCTCCGCGCGCTCGATCAGCTTCTGCTGCTCGGACTTCTGAGCCTCTTCGAACTCGTCAAAGCGTTTCGCTTTCTCCGCGTTCTCCTTGGCTCGCTGCTCGTTCTTTCGTGCGAGCGCCTTCCACTTCTCCGCCTCAGCGGCGAGGTCGGGCGCGTCAGCCGCGGTGTCCGTGTCAGCCGTTTCGGCTGCCGACTCATCCACGACAGGTTCGATGTCATCAGGCATTGCAGATCCCCGTTTCGGGCATAAAAAGAGCCCCACCGTTGCGGCAGGGCCAACCCACAGGAGTGGGAAGTTGTTGGGTCACCAGTCGATGTCGTCAGGACCGGTGAAATGGTCGCCCTCGCGGGCAAGGACGGGTCCGAGTTCGCCGTGCTCATGCACAACGACCCCAGATGGGAGGTCCGAAGGGGCCAGGTAAGTGACCGGGACGATCCCGCAGTCACACCCGGCATGAATGGGCATCAGATCACCGCGATAGTAGGTGTTCCCCGACGCGAGAGCGCACAGATCGCAGTTCTCAAGCCCTGACAGCGTCCGCTTGAACCTCGTCACCCCGACCCGCTGCACCGTCTTAGTGCGTGCGAGCTGCAAGTCAGTCATCGCCAGGTTCAACGCCCGGGTGGACCCCTGCGAAACAGCCGCCTCGTAGGAAGCCCCACGCGACAACGCCGTCCACACAGTCACACCCGGACGCCGATACACCTCCGCAGGATCCGCGCCCCGCGTCGCCACACCAGTCACATCCGACGTCCGCAACGGCTCAGGATCCACGCCCGCCTGCACGAGGAACCCGTGAGTCAGTTGAGCGATCGTCCGTTCGCCGGCGAGCACCAGCGGAACGACCAGCGACACGAACCGTTCAATGTCCGTGTCCCTATGGCCGTCAAGCGACCGCCACGCCCGCTCCACTGCCGCCCGCACCCGCACCCGGGTCACCGCCGTTAGACGGTCGTACGCCGTTTGCGCCCTCAGCACCTGTGCCTGATCCACTCAGACCCCCAATCAGCGCCTCGGTAGCGAGCTCACCTTCCATGCGGTCGACCTTGTCGGCCGAATACCCGAAGATGTCCGTCATACGGGTCCGCCACGGAACCCCAGCCACCATCGCTTGCACCGCAGCCGCCGACTTCTCAGTCATCGACACGTTCTCAGGCGGCGCGAACGACACCTCAACCACGTCGGAGAACGAACCGTCCTCAACACGCAGGGCCGCAGCCAGAACCTCGTTCAGCCCAACCTTGAGCCGTTCGATACGGTCCATCGCCTTGAACACCAGGCCCTCACGAGCGAACGCGGCGCCCTCGGCGGACTGATTCGACGCATCCGGGAGAAGTGTCGAAATGGGCGTGCGCGTGGCAGCAGCGAAGTCGCGAATGTCGTCCTTCGACGCCTGCAACATCGCGAGGATGCCCTGCGCTGCGTCCTGCGACTCTCCGATGTCGATACCATCGGGGAGATCCCACATAGCGCCGGGCGCCGGCTCGAACATCTTCGCGTAGTCGATGTCGTTGCCGTTAGCGTCCTGCTGCGGAAGCCCACCCTTGAGCCAGCGCTGCTTGAACGCCTGCATCGCGACAGTCACGATCCGCTGCAACAGACCCGTGTTGATCCGGTCCAACAGATCCGTGTGCGTCTCGAACTCGCCCGTGCCGCCGTGGTTCTCGAACACGAACACCGGAACCTCGCCCGAATACGTCTCCTCAACGAGCTTCTTCCACCCACCAGCCGCCTGACGCATCGGCCGATTCTCGTCATCCAGCGTCGGACGCGCATACTTCGCACGAGACCCGGGAACCCACACGTATGCGAAGTCCCAACCCTGGTCGACGTCACGCCATACCTTCACCGCAGCCCGCGCACGCCACGGCATCAGCGGATCCGTCGCGGCGTAGACATAGTCCGGAGACTCAGCAGTGATGACCGGACGTCCGGACGCGTCACGCCCGACGATCATGTACCCGATCGACGTCGTAAACATCTCGCGCGCCAGATCACCGATCTGAATCACAAGCCGGTTCTCAGTCACGATACGGCGAGCACGGGAGTCGTCCCCGACCTCCGCCCCAACCGAAACGCCAGCGAACACACAGCGTTCCGCGAGCGCTTCCACAACCAGCTCACCCCAATTGGTGCGGGCCTTCTTCTGGAAACGCATCCACGCCTCACGCGTGTTCTTGCCCATCTCAGGCAAAGGCGCGTTACCCGTCGTGTAGTCCCGCAACCGGCGCACACGAGGTGCACGGTCGTCGAGCCGCTTAGTGAGAACGGGGAGCCATTCATCAGCCGTTGTAGGCATCAACACCCCCTAGTACAAACGTCGCGGCACCGTCCTGCGAGACAGGAGCACACCTTTTGTGATTGCTTCTTGGCCAGCGAGGAACGCGAACATCGCGCCCCACGCCATATCGACTTTCGAGTTGTCCTGATCGTCATCAGGCTTCTTGACCACATAGCCAGCACGCCGCGGGTCACGACGACCGTTGATGAAGTGCCGAATCATCGCCTCGGAACCGTCCAGCGTCACCGTGACGCCGCGGATCCCGGACTCAAGCTGCTCGAACCCCTCACACGTGCGCGAGACATCCTTCTGCCTGTACCGGATCGGTTGTTCACGGGTCACGGAGGCCTTGAGGCGGCGAGAGTACTTGGACTCCCACGTCGCCACGTTTCCCGACCACCCGGCGGACGGATCCGCGAAGAAACCGACCACGTTGTAGTCCCGGAACGCCTTGTCGACGGCCGCGTCAACCTCGAGCGCCGGCGGCTGCCACGGACCCTGCTTCTCGGAGTCCCAACCCTTCGGCTGCTCCCAACAACCAACCTCGAACAGGTGGTTCTGAGACACCGAATAGCCAACGAGGACCGTCGAGTCCGCGATGCCCTTCCGGCGACCCTCAGACCCGTCGAAACCGAGCGTCACAGGCTCATCCTTCGACACCTTCACCTCACGACCAGCCTCCACAGCGGCCCGGATCTCAGGCTGAGACAGCCAAGAGTCCGAGGCGTGCGTGATCTGGTTCAGGAAGTCAGCGCGAAGCACCTGCGGGTCGTTCGACGTATCAAGGAACGCAAGAGCGATCGTCTCGATAGGTGCCCATCCAGGAGCACAAGGCGTGTCATGGATGACACAGCCGTCCGGATGGTCCGAACTGTCGCCATACGCGAACCTCAGGCCGCGCACAAGCGAATCATGGTCACCCATGTCCGTGTCCGGCGGCGCCTCACGGTGGTCGTAGAGAACCTGACGCGCTTCCGACAGCTTCGGGTACTTCCCCGACTGGATCAGATCCCAGTCGTTCGCGGAAGCCTCCGCAACCGATCCCTCACCCGGCGTGAACGCGTTCGGCGACTCAATGGTCACACCGTTCGCCTTCGTCGCGTTGTTACGGATGTTCTGCGCCAGACGCGGGCCGCCATTACCCGGCACCCACTCCTCCGTCTGATCCATGATCGCGCACACCTGACCAGGCAGACCCTTGATCGAACGCCCCTTAGACGTGCGAGGCTCGATCTTCCCGCCACGGATCGCAATGAACGACTCGAGCGGTTCAATCCCGAACTCGTCGACCATCGCATCCATGCGCGCGAAGTCCAACATCGGCGCCCACGTGTTCGCGACCTGATCTTCCGACGTCGCAGTAATGACCACGTTCACGATCCGCTTGAACTCAGACCACGGCGCCGCCACAGGCTGCCCATCAGCATCCCAACCATCGGGGACAACCTCGAACAACCCCTCAGCGAGACCGATCGCAGCAAGGAACGGGGACTTGCCCCAACCACGCGGCCTCTGCATCACACCACGGCGCTTCACACGCTTACACGTCAACGGGTCAAGCTCATAGAACCGAACCAAGAACTCCAGCTGCTCACGCGTCACCTCGTACTGCATGAACTCGGCCATCTGATCGGCCACATGCCATCCGAGAGTCGGGAACAACTCGCCCTCGAGCGGCTTCCAAGGCATCAGGCCGGCTCGATTCGCTCCTGGCCCACACGGATACCCCGGAACCTCTCACGAGACGTCACGCGCGTACCCGTACGGTCCTCAGCTTCCTCAGCCTGCGCGAACTGAATCCGCAACCGCAGCCGATCCTCAGGCGTCGCACCATACTTCGCCGTACGCTGACGCAACTCAGGCATCCACTTCAGGTCACCCGACCACACACGCGCGTGAATCAGCGCCGTATCCAACAGCTCCGACCAGTCAGTAGCCGTGAACTCGGCCGACAGGGGGCTATCCGCCCACATCTGCCACCACTCACGAGTCCGCTCCGGCCACACATACCGCTGAGAGACAACCTGCCCGTCGACCTCAACCTGCACATCAAACTCAGGAAGCACCGGCTGCTCAGCCAGAAGCTTAGGAAGAATCCTCATCGCCACCGGCTCAGCATTACGCCGAGCCCGGGCAGCAGGATCCTTCGGCGCGGGGCCACGGCCAGCCATCAGGAACGTCCCCAGTAGCGGAGACGCACCACGCCCCATGAACGAAACCGCGCCCAAACCGCGAAGACCCAATCGGTGCCACGCACCATTTCGTTGTCATCGAACCATGCGGGTGTCGGGATTCGCGAGCCGAGCCACGTGTACGCGACCTTGAGCGACTTACACCGCGGATGAGTATAGACAGCCATGATTGCCTCCCGTTTCGGGAAAGAAGAAAAGGCCACCGTTTCGGCAGCCCTGAAAGACCCAGACCCGTACACAGGAAAAATCACAGCCCCTCCCGCGTGAGAAGACACCGGGTGACGGGGTGGTGGGGTGGCCCCTATCGGAGGCCTGGGTGTTGTTCGTTTGGGTGTTTGGTGGACGTGTGGTGCTTTGACCAACGTGTCCTATTGGCGTGAAGTGCTGTCTTGTGGGCGTGACAGGCAGCGCACACACCTTGACCGTTGGTGACGTCGAACTCTGGGCCGCCGTCTGCTACTTCGATGATGTGGTCGGCTTCTGTTGCTATGCCGGTGCATCTGTTTGGGTAGCGCAGTTGGCAGTGGCCTCCGGAGTTACGGAGTACCTGGGCCCGCCATTGACGGTGGGCGGGGGTGGCGGTTCTTGAGTGGGGGTCTGGTTCCCACATGCCCTCCCCCTCGGGGTTACTCGAGGCAGCCCTCTGCCAGTTGTGCGCCCTCCATCGCAATGGAGGCGTCGGCGGGACGCTTGAACGTGCTGATGACCTCGGCTACGGCGTCAATGCTGACGAACGCGTTGTCGGCGCCGGCGGGATCATGGGTTGTGTACCACACTGCCGTGCCCGAGCTGCCCGTGGCGGTGTACTCCGCTGCGACGAACCATGCGTCGCTGTTGGGTGAGGGCACGGCAGCGATCTTGTCGATGGTCACATCAGGGTCAGTGATGCCATCGCGCAACGCTTGTGCCGTCCCATCCGACACTGTGACGCAACTGTCTGCTGGGTCCGTGGATGGCACTGGTTCGGCGGTGGGCGCCTGTGAGGCGCACCCTGTCAGCATAAGTACTGCGACTAGGGGAACCATGAGACGGCGCATGTCCATGATCCTAACGAGACAGTTCGCGGCGTGTTGATACACCGATCTGGCGTGTCGTGTGCTGCGGGTCGAAGGGAAATTGCGGTACTGACCGGACTTGAACCGGCGACCTCCGCCGTGACAGGGCGGCGCTCTAACCAACTGAGCTACAGAACCATGCACACCCCGAAGAGGCGCATCGCTGTCGACGCGCTTACGGGGTGGCGGGACGTAGCCTTTGCTCGGGTTCACCAGGCGGGGCCACGTAGGAACCGCTCAGCACGTTTACATATCCACCCGAGCTCGCTACGTGCAAACCGTCTCGGGTGGGTGTTCATGGTGTCGGTGTCGCCCGCGCGCTACGGACGGCTGACTTTGTTGCGCGAAGATCCGGGGCCATGTCTCCCAGAGTGGACCTGCCGGCATCGAAGCCGGATAACCGGAAGTCACCGCACCCACCGTGTAACCGGAAGGCGTTGCGGATTCCACCGGGCTAACCTGTCAGGCCCGTGGTGTGGTTTGCGCCGTCACCCCGGCGAGATACGGAACCCCCTACGGTTGCGTGTCAATCGTCCTCTTCGTCGTCGAACCAGTCCGGGCTGCGGAACCAGTCGCACAGGTGCGATGCCAGCCCGTATCCCGTGTGCCACGGCTGATCCTCGGCGAACTCGCGGAGATAACCAGTGGTGCCGTGGTCGATCGTGTCGCTTGAGAAGTACGCTGCTTGCAGCACGTACCCGGAGACCATCCCTCCGCCGCACTCGTCTGCTACGTGAGCTGCGAGCGCTGCGTCAAGTGCCGCCTTAGTTGCGTCGCTCATTCGCGCCCTCGTTCCCATTCGTCTGAGCAGCATTCGTCCGCAGCGATCCGGGTTGTGTACCGGGACGTGCAGTCCGGGCACTCGAATACAGCCTCAACGCTCATTCGTCACCTGTTTCAGGCTTGGGGCTATCGTCCGGTGTGCGCAGGTCGGCGATGATGCCGTACCCACGTTCGATCCATGTTTCGTAGAACCGATTAGCGCAGTGACCACACCAGGTGGTCTCTGTATTCCCGACCATGACGAACACGAACGCACGAACTGATGGGCCACAGCGATCACAGGATTCCATCACTCGACCCGGATCCCTGTGATGGCACCGTACGGGTCGACGTCGAGGATCACATGCCTGTCGCCCAGATCTATCTGGGTGAAGATGGGCATGTGTGGGCCTTGCCGGAAGTACCAGGAGTTGTTGTCCTGGTTGAATGTCGCGTCCATGACGCCACCGCCCGTCAGCGTTACCGTGCGCGGAACTCCACCGAGCGGATATGCGCGCAAGCCTTGCACTCCCGCTGGCCTCGCGGTGTGACTCTGGTGTTCTCCGCTGTGTACTCATGGCCGCGGCGGCAGTGGGTGACCCTTGCGCGGGCAGCGGCCACGGTGTCACCGCGGCGCATGTTCACGCTCGGCGTCACAACCTCGAGGTGTTCCGGGTTGACGCAAAGACGGTTCCGGCACAGGTGGTCCACCTGCATGCCGTCCGGAATCTCAACCCCGGCAAGCAGGACGGAGATGCGGTGCGCGACTGTTGTCTGTCCGCGCTTCTTCGGACGCCACGTGAACGACCCATACGTTGCGGACACGGCACCGGTCCACTGCCAACAAGGAGTCGCGGGGGCCATCACAAGCGGATCCGACTTGTCGGGCAGCGGGCCGAGCTTGCTGACCTTCGCCCAAAATCGCTCAGCCTGAGTGAGGTTGTTCCACGGTTCGATAAGATTGGCCGTAGCCATTGAATCTCCTACTTACCTAGGGGTTCTGGTTAGGCCCGGAGAGTGCTTCCAACACTCTTTCGGGCCGTTCCTATTCTAGCGCTGACCGGGGACATTCCCGGGAGTAGCCATCCGGCCGCGCTCATCGACGCGGTAATGGAATCAGGCTCAGTCGCCCGGATCAGTAGTTAGATCGCCGGGTTGGCCGGATGGAAGTTGTCAGAGGAATGCGACGTCGGACCAGCCCATCGGGTCGTGCTCGCCGATGAGGAGAGCCAGGATCCCGGAGCGTGAGAACTTGCCAGTCATGTCCCGAAGCCACTTCGACCCGCCATCACACGACGGGCACTGGTGCACCGTCGCGGAACCAAGGTCGAACGACTGGTAGTTGTGGCGGTGTGCGGTGATCCACACCTTCGCCTTGTGGGCGTCAGCGTCACCACGTACCTGACCGTTCAGCCACTTCTCGAACCCTGTTGCATCACTGCCGGGGATCTTGTGTCCGTGGTTGAAGCCGGTCGGGACCCCGGCGATGTTCGTGTACACGTTCATCTCGTCGTGCGGGATCGTCCACTTGATGTGATCGAACTCGGCACGTCCACGCAGTTCCCGTTGGAGGCATTCGGCAAGGAAGGCGGAACCGTTGTCGGAGTCCGACGTCTGGTTCTTGTTGGAACCGAGCCGACCGAGCTCGCCGTGGTTGCAGAGCACTGAAACGAACTGGCCCTTGTCGAACTGTGGGTACAGGGCTCGCGCGTACTGTCCCCAAACGTCCAGGACGCCATTCATCTGCTTGCGCAGTCCACCCTGCACCGTGTGCAGTTGGGTCGAGTAGTTGCCGGCGATGCCTTCGTAGGGGTCACCGTTGTTCACGATGACCACTTCGTTGATGTTCCGGCCGCCCTTGCGCTGCCTGCCCACCCATGCGTTGAAGTTCTCGAGCCCGTCGTAGAGACGCTGCTCAGTGGCCTTTACGCCGCCGCCCTCTGACTTGAAGAGCTGCATGTCCGCCAGGTTCAGGACGGCCGCAGCGGGTGCGCCCAGGCCGGTCCCGGGAATGCGCTTCGGAAGCTTCCACTTCTGGATTCGCTTCCGAGCCGCCTCAACGTCGGCCTCAGTGACAGCATCTTCTGTCTTGCGGCGGAACAGTGCACGGTAGGCGTAGAGCTGGACGATGTCACGGTCGCCGCCATCGGTGCGCTTCGACTGCTGCCATGTGGAGCACCGGACGGTGTCGCCCAGAATCTCGAACACCTCGGGATCGAGGTTGAACTGGCGGAACACGGCATCCCAGTCGGAAGCGAGTTCGAGCGGCTTATCGGACTTGATGTCCTTGAACTCGCCACCCTCGGGGCCGTAATCGACTGTCCCCGTGGGCTCGGCCTTCACGGGAGGGTTGGCGAGGTTGTCTGCGAGGCTCATGATTCGTACCCGACCTTGATTCGCCAGACGCGGAACGAGGTGTCCGACATGTTCGGTGCACCCTCAGCGACAAGCTCTTTGAGGAGTGCTACGTGCCCCCACGCCTTGTTGCGTGCGGCGTCGAGGATTGCTTCCTGCTCCTGCGTGGGGCGGGAGTCAACCCAAACGTCCATGATCGACTTGCCGACAGGTCGCCCGGTCGGGGGTGTTGCGAGTTTGCTGACGAGATCCACGGGAACTCCCCTGGTACGGGTACGCCCCCGGAACCCGGGGGCGGGCTGCGGAAACGAAAAGGGTGCCGACCTACAACCACCCGTGTGGGTGCTGGCTCCGGCTTTAACAGGCTGCGCGTTTGCGGCGGCTTATGGCCTGTGGTTGTGATGGTGGCCGGCTCCTGGGCTCGGCTTCTCTACCCGCTTCGACGCTTCTGGGTGAGCGCACAACGGGGAGTGTTAAACGAAAATCCCCACCAGACCCGGGGGGCGGTGGGGAGCAAAGGTGCCTGGAAGTTTCGACACTTCGGGTAGGCCCTTAGATGGTATCACGTGATCGGGTGGAATTTCAAGCGTGGAAGTCAACTTTCTTTGACAATCAGTGCGTCGGTGTTGAACTCTATTCCGAGTTCACGTCCGAGACTCTTCAGCCCGCCCTCTCCCACCCACGTTCCGGTGCATTCGCCGGCACGACAAACCGCGGTTGGCGACTGCCCGTAACGCTGCTCGAGCACGAGTGCGTCGATGGTTTCCCCCAGTTCGTTGGTGGTCTTCGCGGTGCCGCAGCGGGGGCAGGGTGAGTCGCGGAGTGGGCGTTGCATGGGCGGTTCGAGAAGGTCCCAGATCCTTGCCGCCCATGTGTCCGGGTATGCGCTGAGGCGTTCCCAGTCGGCGGTGTCGAGTGTGCCGGCGCTGTGGAGCGCGTCGGCGTGCGCCACGAACAGTCGGATGTTGATCCGGTCGCTCCTGAACGACTTCACCCCCCATTCCTGCAGCCATGCGCGGGTTACGTCCTGAATGTGCATGAGCAGGTCGAGGGCTTTCACGTCGAGGATGTTGCGGGTTGACGGTAGTCCCCCGCCGCCGCGACTGTTCTTCGACGGGTTCACGAGTGCGGCGAGTTCGTCAATGAGCGGCTGGAACACTTGGTCTACCGGCCCTCCGTCTGCCTCGACGCGCAGCGTCCACTCGTTCACGAGACGGTTGAATCCATCAGTCATTGCTGTTCTCCTGTTGTGTCGGCCACGTCTCGGAAGGTTGGTCTGGAAGGTGTGGGGGTGAGGCACACAAGACGCCGCCACCACTGGGCATGCACAACCCGGTCATGCCTGTCCCTGGTCAACGGGCCGCCACAGTAAATGCAGTACCGGGTCATAAGTTCACCTCCTGGTAGAACCGGTCGAAGTTGTGTTGACTGATCCACCGCACCGACCACTCCCCCTCCGCCACCACATCGGCGTGCACCCAACCCAGGTAATGCCCGCGCCGGTGGGGCCGGGCATCAACAACCCGTACGGGTCGGTCCCATCGCACCCAGCGCCGGTCGAACCCGTACTGGGTGAGGAGTTCCCCACGCTTCGTTGCAACAGCCTCGCTATACGACACGATCAGGCTCCTGTCCGGTCGGTTGGTAGTCCAGAGCTTCGGTCAGGATGCGGCGGGGCACAGTGGCAATCGCAGGCAGGATCGACTCGAATGCGAGTGCTTCACGAATCGCAGCAGTCAGCCGGTCACGCTCCTCCTCGGCGGTCATGAGTCCTCCTGTGCGCTAACCGCTCGGGTGTTGTTGGGGCAGCCGGGGTTGTAGACGCCGGTGCCGTTGTTGCATCGCCCGCAACGGTGTGCGGGTGGTTCCGGTGGGGGTTCACGCATCTGACGGAGCCAGGCGTCTTGTTCCTTCGTCACCCGGTAAAAGACGTCATCCATGGGCCTAGAACGGCACGTCTGACTCGGGGATGGACGTTGTGGCCCACGGGTCGCCGTACGGCTCCATGGGCTCGTCCTGGGGCTCCTGTGCCCGCTGCGGGCTGTTCCCGGCGCGCGTGATGCTGTCTGCCCAGCACACGAGGTCGTGGAACGTCTTGCCGCCGTCTGCGGACTTGCGGGACTCGGTGAGTTCGCGGCCCTCGAACGTGATCCGGTCGCCCTTGGTGAACGTTTCGAGCAGGATCCCGGAGGATCGGGGCACCTTCACGGTTCGGTAGGTGCGTCCGACCGTCTCCCACTTGTCCTGGTCGTTCTTGCGGCTGTGGGGTTCGGAGGTCTTCAGCCCCCATGCGCCGTTGTTGCCGATCAGCACGTCCTCAACAAACGCGGAATCCACGCGGATGCTTGCCATTAGTCGGTCTCCTCGTTGCTGGTCTGGAGGTCGATATCCGGGACGATGGTTTCCGGGCGGAACCGCACCTGGTAGTGGTACGCGCTCACGTCGGACGGCTCTAGCTGTTCGACGAAGAACGAGACGTTGTCGGAGAGTCCGAGGAAGTGCTTCTTGTAGGCGTCGTCGCCGATCTTGCAGGTGACCTCAAGTGCGCCGGCCGCCATGCTTTCGCTTGTCTCGATGGAGCAGCGCCCCTCGATTTCCAGCAGGTACTTGTCGGTGATGCCGTTGAAGAACACCACCCGGCGGTTGAGTTCGAAGTTCTCCGCCTCCTGCGAGAGATTGTGTGAGGTGGTATCGGCGGGTGACGAACAGCCCGCCAGCACGAGAACGGCACCGGTCAGCGCCACCAGGGCGATTGTCTTCTTCATTAGTCGTCTTCGCTTTCGTCGGGGTCGGGTTCGAGTTCGCCGCGGGCAACCGCAGCGAACATGTGGGCGACGAACAGTTCGCACGCCACCCAAATGAGAACGACCACCCCGAACAGGGCGGCCGCGATGTAGGCGATGAGGATCCACGGGTCCATCAGTCGCCCGCCAATAGGGCTACCCGCCACCCACGCTTTTCCCACACGTGCCGGTACCATCTCCGGTCGATACTGGGAACCTCGATCAGCGGCGGTTCGTCGACCGGATACAGGGCGTAGGACGTGCCGCACAGCCGGTCACCTGAGTCGTTTGACAGGACCACCCGCGTTTCCCCATAGCTTCGCTCAACAGGCGTTGAGTTGGGTCCGTTCATCAGTCGCCTCCTAGTTGTGCGGTCGAGTTGTATGCGGCAGCGTCCGGGTCGATGTGTGGTCCGGGTTGCCCTCCGAGGAGGATGGTGAAATCCGCCAGCCGTAGGGTGACGTACTGTTCCCCCATCTGCCCTCGCCCGAACCCGCGCCGCTTATGGACCACGACACCCATTGCGGCGTCGGCGTGCCCGGCTTCGATCTGTGCTTCCTGGATCCACCCGGCAAGGTCGAGACGGTTGTGGTTCTTCGCTTCCACACAGATAGGGCCGGCGTGGGAGTTGAGCCCGGCGATGTCGCCCTCGTCGCGCGCGCCCTTCCTGGCCCGTCGTTCGATGGCGCGGGTTCCGAACGCTTCCCGCCAGTACTCGACCAGCCACGTCTCAAACGACGTCCCGGCCTGCCTGGCAGTCCTATGCGATCTGGTCATGCTGCTGGCCTTTCGGGGTCCGCGAGGTCGACGATCGTCTGCACGATGCACTCGACGACGTCGGATTCGTCGAGATCGACCGGGACACCGTGCATCCATGGCTTATCCCGCCAGTCCGGGTTGTTTGCCCGGTGCCAGCGAATGCCACCAAGCCTCACCGCTTCGGCCAGACGTTCGCGGGCTGTCTGCTGGATGGTGGTCGGCGCCCAGATTGTTATGGGGTCGGTCACGCTGCGGCCTTTCTCCTGGCTCGTGCGCGTTCGGTGGCCGTCTTTCCGCCGCGGATGGAGTGCCGGTCCCATGCGGGTGCGTCAGCGAGGCACAGGGCACGTACCGGGCAGGAAGCGCACACCTCGAGCGCATGCCGGGTTGGCACCCACCCTGCGGCCGGGTCCGGGAAGAAAATGGCGGGATCGACCTGCGCGCACGCAGCGTCGGCCATCCATTCCCTGTCCGCGTGGGTGTCCGAGTATCCCGCTTTGCAGTCCCGGCAGAAGTTCGACCGGGCGCCGCCTTCATTGACAGTGCGAGGGATCCCGCACCTATCGCATGGCACTTTCATGCTGATTCCTCCTTGATGAGCCCGCGGTCACGCATCCGCGCCAACCACTCCTCTCGGCGTTGCACAGCCCTTGCGGTGGCGAGTTCGGTGAGTCGTTTCCGGTATGCGGCGCCGATCCCGGTTCGCTCTTCCATGCGGGCGATGAACATGTCCGCGTCGCGTTCCTGTGTCATCGCTCCCCTTGCGGCTCGTTCAGCCTGCGTGGGGGGCTTGTGCAGCAACCCAAGGGCGGAACGTTCGGTAGCTCGCAGCATGTCCGGGTTGGGGAACTGTTCTCGCAGTGCGGCCTTCCGGTCGATGAGTGACCACCAATCCGGGTCGCTCATGCCCACGCTCTCCGCATCTCCGCTGTGAGCGTGTCCCGGCAATCGCGGCACAACGACTTCGCAAGGTTGGCGACGACCCCGCACCGTTCACACATCGCAGGTGTCGCGTTCTCACGGGTTCCATCGAGCCCGAGGCGCGACCTCAGTCGGGACACGGTCGTCTCGTGGATGCCCATCTCGACTGCGATGACGGGTGCGGTCTTCCCGTCTGCGACGAGGGCTCGGAACTTTTCGTGGTCCTCAGCCGTGAATCGCTTGTACATGTTGGGTTCTTTCAGTGTCGGAGGAGGTGAAGGATCCAGTCCCACACCCCCAAACCGGGGAAACGGGCGTGGGATCGGTCGTTTGTTTTCGAGTGAGGCACCGGCGAGAGTGTCTTCCTGTGGGTATGAGAAAGGGCCACACCGGATGGTGCGACCCTCGGGGATGGATTGGTGTTGTTCAGTTGGTTGGCACTGCGACGCCAGCTACAGATCAGTCGGTTCGTGGACTTCGGGCGAGATGACGCACGACGACCACCCGTCATCGTCTACCCACGTGTCGCGCAGGACAGAGTGCGGGCGGATCGCCAGCCCGCAGTGTTTGCAGATCACTTCGTGCTCCTATCCGGGTGATTGGATAGCTTCGCGAGTGGCTCGTTGCAGAGCGTCACCCAGATCCGCGTAGGTCGCCCAAGGTCGCACCACGCTTGGCGTTCCAGCGCGAGACGGACACCTATGGCCCCATCGAAGTCACGCCAGGCTGTCTCTGTGTCGACCAGATCGAGGTCAACCCCGTACGCAGGCGCGCCGTCGAGTGGGTCATCCTCGGAGATAGCTGTCTTCGTCATCACTGGCTCCCGTTCTGCTGGGTATCGGATTTGAGCGCCTTGAGCCGGCGTACTTCCTCCCAGTAGGCGTTGAGCCCTTCCTGGGAGAACTCCGGTTCAGGCGCCTGGTTCAACTGCCGCTGGATCCGCGCCTGTCTTGCTTCGGCTTCACGGATCTTCTTCACGTTCGCGATCACATGGCCGGGCATCAGCCAGGCGGTGGTTTCGCGGTAGTGCATGCGGGCCGCTTCGACAGCATCAGTGAGGTTCACGTGGGCGAGGTCGTCTGCCCACACGATCGCAACCTCTTTGTCGACGGTCCTCCCGTCACGGGCTGACGCCAGGGTCAAGAGCTGCCAGGCTTCCTTGAGATTCATCTCCGAACTCCTCCCTGTACTTGGCCGCGTTCTGAGCGGCCTTCGATAGCTTCGGGGCACCGACACGTGTGGTGTCACCCTGCTTGCGGCGCATCCAGTTACGCCACGTCGCTTCCCAGTCCAACTTCACGCCCTTAGCTCCGGGCTGAGCGATCCAGTAGTCGACGAACGTGGCGTGTTCGCGGCGATAGTCGACGTCGGGACATTCGGCCTGGATCTTGTCGACGGTTTCCCGTGAGGGGCGCCAGTCGATGTGTAGCCGAGACCCCCGCGTAGCGGGTTCTCTCTTCTTCGTAGAAGAAGAGGTCGGGACGGGATGGGACTGGGATGGGGCAATGCGAACTTCTTCGGAACTTCGCTC